GATCCTTGAGTTGTCGGTGGTATCATTGCGAAGTTCTTCATCATGCCACGTGGGCGTGTGAGTGAACAAGTGTTGTTGACTGGAATTAAGCAGGGAGCTGGTAAGTCAGTCTCCGTCGCGTTTGGTTCTGGTAAAGGTAAAGGAAATGGGAATGGGAAGAAGAAGGGCAAGCCTGGCAAGAGCACCAAGAAAGCTAGCAGGGGTCCGGGGTCAACGTTGGCGTGCTGGGATGCATTTAGCCCAGCGCATCTCCCGTTGCCTCGGGCTGTTGCGCCGTACACTATCATACGTACGACTGCGATCTGGGATCCTGACAACGACGATCAAAGGCGCTTTTGCCTATTTGGTCCGCACATCAGCACAAGCCACGATGCAGGACAGTGGAACTCATATTACGCGATGAGTGCCAACCAGGCCATGACTGGAGTGACATTGGGGTCAACGAACGGTGCGACGCACTGGGCGTTCGATTCGATGACGTCGCACTCGTGGGACGCAGCTAGCGTTACGCCTGCTTCGTTCTCCATACAAGTGATGAATCCTGAAGCGCTGCAGACTTCACATGGCATGCTTTATATGGGGCGTTGCCACAATAAAGTTCATGTGGCGGAAAGCGATTTGTCACGGACCTGGTACGACATAGCCACTGATCTGGTCTCATATTCCAACCCACGGTTGTGCTCAGCAGGCAAATTGGCATTGCGCGGGGTCCAGGTTGATGCGGTCCCAAACAACATGAGCGAGCTTGCTAAGTTTACTAGCTTGGACCAGCACAAAGATGAAGATTTTACGCTGTCGTCGGGCAATTCTATACACGGTGAAGGCTTCAATCCTATATTCCTATACAATCCAGACGCTGTGAAGGTGCAGGTCCTGGTCTGTTGTGAGTGGCGTGTTCGGTTCGATCCGAGCAACCCTGCTTACGCAGCTTGCAGGTCTCACCGTCCAGCATCCGACGGTCAATGGTGGGAGACCATGAACAAAGCAACCGCCCTCGGCAGCGGTGTCGTTGACATCGCTGAACGTGTTGCGCAGCTTGGAAAGGCTGCGGCACCCTTGTTGGCGAACTGAGCAGTGAGAGCCGGCGCGAGACAGACAGAGCGCGCTAAGTGAGGGAAGGAAAACCCGCAGTAACAAACCCGACCATCCATGCACAGGGTCGTAGAGTGGGTTCCAGTTGGCACTTTCAGCCCACAACTGGTGACACCTGGGAAAGACCGGACCGCCCCGACCAAGCGGTATACAAGTTGGCAATCCTTC